GCTTACTGATTAAGACAAACAGATCATCAACACGCTTTTCTAATCGAGTAATTTGATCCTTGATGCTTGTTCCAGAATTCGGGCGCAACTCATTAAGCCAGCCTTTAACTAAGAAACGAAACCCGATCAGCACGCCTGTTAGCACAGCGCAAATGCCAGCTCCAAAGCCAGCCCATTCTGTTGGTGTCATTTGGCATTAACGCCATAATCTGCTTCGCTCCCTGAATTTGGATCAATTGCTTTTACTATTGGTGCAATCAATGCGCCAAGCAATACTGCAAACTCTGGTCTAATATCAGCAACGATTGCAAGTGCAACAGTTATGCCTGATGCAGCCACAGCTCTTAAATATGACTTAATTGCTGCCTTGTGTTTATTTGATAGTTTCATGCATCTCCTATGGTCGGGCAACTGCCATGATTACTGAGTAGTTGCGTTTGCGTAAATAAACACCATCGCCATTTGATTGGCTTCCTGCTTTACCAGATGAGGTATTGCCCTCAATTACTTGTAGATATTTTAACGCTGTGTTGTTCCATTTGACAATGCCAACATGATCCGGCTCAGCATCTTTGTCAAATTGAAAGAAAACAATATCACCGGCTTTTGCTTGTCCTATTGGTATCAACTTGCCAAGCATTGCAAACCATTTAAGTGCATGATCGCAACTTGCAAACCCTTTACCGGATTGAGCTGCTATTGATCCACCAAGTCCTGCTTTGTTATAGCACCAAGATACAAACATGGCGCACCAAGCCTGATTGTTTAAGCCATACCATTTGCCATATTTTGTGTCATTGACAGGCTGCTCTTGATAGCCAATCTCAGCTTTAGCAACCTCTAATAAGTTTGGCATCATTTCTCAAAATTATGCTAATAGTAATTTAGCCTCGTCAGCGGTTATGCCTAAACGCTTAAGAAGTGCAGCCTTAGCCTCAGCTCTAAATTCCCACTCAGCCTTTGCTGTTTCTGCATCTGTTATATCTTGTTTATGTTGAGCAAATTGTGCATTTGTCATTTCCTGCTCAACAACTTCATTGGTTTCGCAGTTGTGTATTTTGATGATTGGTTTAGTCATTATTTCACCCCGTAAAGAATATAACTTCCACCAGCCCAAGTGCCGGATGTTGGTGCGATATTAATTTGATCGATGTTATCTGTTGTTATCCAATATCCTGCTATTGTTCCAACACTAGGCGTGCCACTAGAATAACTATAACCAAAATTAGTTTGGATTATTGTCTTAGTTGTTGTGTTTGCATAATCAAAAATGTTAAATACACAATGATTACCAGCAGAACTATTATCTTGTTGGTTGGCTTGATCAGAAATGAAAAAAGCAGAATCTGGAGTGCTGTAATTTGCAGCAGATGAAAATGAACCAATCTGTCGGTAATTATTAGCTGTGCTATTGTTATTTAGTCTAATGCGAGTTAAACAAACATTTGTTGAATAAAAATCTCTTAGTATTAATTGCAAGTTTTTGTAATCTTGGCTGATTGTTGTAAGATCAACACTTGAACCGCTTAGATTTCCTGATGCAATAACAGTCATTCCACCACCAGCAGCAGGAGTTGCCCAAGTTGGAACTCCACCCGCAACAGTTAGAACTTGAGCACTTGATCCAATCCCCAGTCTTGTATTAACATTTGAGGTTGATGAACGAAAAGATAAATCTCCAAGAGTTGTTTCAGGATTTAAGTTTTTTGTTGTCGTATCAACAGATGAGCCAAGTGTGCGAATTGCTGATGCGCCATCCTTGACCAGAGCTGTATCGTCTGGAGTTGTCCAGCCGTAATTGGTAGTAGTTGCCATATTGTCCTATTCTCAGGATACGATTGTAGCGTATTCCCATGTTAGAGTTTGATCTATCGTTTGGAATGTTTCATTTATTGGAACTGTATTCCAACGCATTGCCACCTGACTAAATGCCACAGGCGACAGGTTAAGCGTTATGAATAATTCATTAAATCTTGTGCTCCATGACCAGCCCTCAACATACCCCTCAAATTCACCGCCTGAGATTTGATCCGGCAGGTTTTTTAGGTTAAGTGGTTGCCCCATAAACACGCCAAGCAAATGATCTCTGTCTGCATCATCAATCTCTGAATTTGTAATTGGGAAGGTTATTGATTGAAATGCCGGTAATGGGAAGGCTCGTTGAGCAATGTAGCGATCTGCAACCTCTTGCGCATCCACAGCTGAATGAATGACTGAGTTGATGCTTTCCGCTTTGTAGCCGTATAAGGCAATTGACTCTTGCGATGTTGCAGTTTCTTGTGATCCAAAGTTGTTGCCATAATTGATATAAATGTCATTGCGTAAGTCAGCCGCTCGGACAACAGTTGAAAGCCCTTGACCTAAAGCATGGTTAGCATCAAGATCAACATAGCCGTTGGCAAGTAAGTAAGTCTGTCTGTGGTCTGCATCTGCATAACTTATGTCGCCATTGTTTTCCTCATACAAATAACCAAATGCTGAATTGGCAATTAGACTTGCAATGTTGTAAATGGTGTCAGGATCGGCTGCTCGATGTTGCATTGTGTATAAACCCGGAGTGTCAATTGTGCCAAGTCCTTGATTACCGGCTTGCGCCCATGTTTCTGTTGCATCATAGGTTGCCCATGTTGTAGCTGCTGGCACATCATTCCAAGAAGCAAGCAAAACACTCTCTAACAAAACTCGAATTTGGTCGCCATCCTCATCTTGTGAAAGTGCGTCATTGTAAATCTCTTTTGCTAGTTTAACCAGCGCACCCATTGCAAGGATTGTGTAAGAGATGACTGTGGCAATTTGTCCAGTTTGCGCAACCTCAACTGTAATGTCAGTTATGTCGCCACCAAATAAATTAACATAAGCCGCTGAACTATCTTTGACCTGCAAACTTAAACTGTCGTTAATGTCAAATGGTAATGTCTGTCCAGATAATGCAACAAGGCTAATTTGCAAATAAGATGGGTTGGGTTGTGTATAGATATCATCCCGACCGCTTTCATGCGTGATGTCGCTGATTGCAATGTCTGTGTAATCAACACCGGCAACAGTCAATTTCCAGTCAGGTGTCCAGACTGTCATTATCCGCCCTTTATGCCTGAGTTATACAGCTGTGGAACTGATCTTGATGCGCTTTGATTTAATACTTTTGCAACTGATCTTGCAGCACCCTCACTATCAACTGCTTTGACTGTGATGTTATTAATGACAGTTGGTGCGCCTTGTGGATTTCCTGACCCATAAGTGAAATTAGATGTTGGTAAAGACATTTGAGCAGATGGTGCTGGATTAGAAATTGATGGGATATTAACTCCGGGAATAATGTTTGCAACTCTTATCATCTCATTGGCAAGTGATACAACCAAGCCAATTGCCTCACGCACAAATGTAATAAAACCAGAGATCAATCCTGCCACTTTGCTAATTGCATTGCCAAAAGCCTCAGCACTTCTTTGTGTTTCAGTTAATGATGCGCTTAATCCTTCATCACCAGTTAATCCTGCAATAAATCCATTTAATGCTGGAATGCCGGTTGTGTTTAAGAAACCAATAAACTTTTCTACCTGTGGCAATAATGCAAAACCAAGACTTTCCTTAGCCTCATCAAATCCAACTTTAAGGCGATCAATCTTGCCTTGAAATGTTTCAGCGTTTGCAGCTGCTGCGCCACCATAAAGATCCGACAATTTTGCTTGAACCTCTGTAAATGACGAGGTTGCCAATTCTGCTTTTGATAAGCCAAGTCCTAATCTGCCGAGTGCGGTTGTGTTTCCGTCTTGCGCCCGACCCAAAGCATTTGCAACTGTTTCTAAATCTAATCCTCGACCCTTTGATATATCTAAAGCAAGGTTTAATAACTTTTGTGCTTCCTCAGTTGACTTTGTCGAAACTGCCAATCTCTGCATTGCTGGTCTAAGTTTGTCATCGGCAACTCCGGTTGCAAGTGATGTTTGCAGGATCATGTCCTCAGTTGCCTTTATTTGGGCATCAGTAGCCCCTGTGGCAGATCGTAGGGCAGCAGCCAACCTAAGTTGTGCAGCCTCATCCTCTATCGCAGCCTTGACCCCATCAACGGCTAATTTAGTGCCATAAGCAACGGCAGCAGCAGCAGCGACTGCAAATGCAGCAGCAGCCTTCTTTCCAAATGCTGCAATCTTTTCGCTATTACTCTCAACTGCATTATCAGCTTGATTAAGTTTGTTTTTTAGATCATCAATATCTGCAAGGATCTTGAGCGATAGGGTTCTGGTATCTCTTGCCATTACGACCACTTATCCAAAATGCGGTTATACGCTGCTTCCCATTTGCTAATCAATTCAGGCTGAATTCTGCGAAGCGTTGGGTAGATAAACCAACCACGACTACCTCTGCCTTGCCTTCCTGAATAACTAGGGAACTGCTTGAACTTATTAGATCCAAACTCAACACCACCCCATAGGGTTTGCGTTGTAGCCCCACCTGAAAACTTTTGTCGTGCGAAACCATATTTGAATTCACCGATTTTGCTTGACTTTGAGATGCTAACGCCATCCGCAACTCTTTGCGCAATCTTGCCCGATTTTGTTCTGCCTCTAGCTGCTGTCTTAATTTCCTCAGCTGCATAAGTCGCCAGAGCAGCAGATTGAGTTCTTGCCTCATCTGTGGCTTGCGCATCCATAACTTTGAAAGCCTTGAGAATATCCCGAATATCATTGCGATTGTAAGCACTTGTTTCACTTGCCATGCCTCGCCTCCAGTATCTCTATTGCTGTCAAGATGTCCTCTGCATCAACCCATTCGCTCATCGGTATCTGTGTGGCAATTGCCAACTCTACCAATAGCCTGTTTAGGCTTCCTGCTTTATGGCTTTTGGGTCTGCATCACCAACGATTACATCGCTGATAGTTTCCATCCAAGCCTCAAAAGGTTTGACTGGCTTTCCGGCACTTTCACGCTTGTGTGCGTTGTATGCCAAAAACATAAGATCCCACATGCCAAGTTTTTCTTTAGCTTGTCCGATCGTATGACCAGTTTGCTTTTCCCATTTCGCCCACTCAGGCGGTTGGGCAATGTATGTTGCTTGCTCGCCTGAGTTATATTCAATTGTAATTGGTAGTTTCATTTTGCTCCCGTTGTTAAGTTTTAACTAAATGTTTCGACTACCGCACCCTTAGATACTGTAAATGTAAATGACACAGTTTGCGCATCTACTCCAGATCCTCCGGCTGTTGGAAACTCTGGCATTACTGGAAACACAAATTGCGCTCCAGTTGCTGAGGTAAGTGTAATTGAAATGTCTGTGTCTGGTGCTGTTTCAGCAGCTGTCCATAAAGCCTCACAAACTGAGCTTGCCTTGCCCCAATCTGCCAACATATCCAATTGGAATGTTCCAGAAATGTTTGTGGTTTTGTAAG